TACATAGAAAAATTTACAAATAAAAATTTAATAGGTGGTTTTTTAGTACCGTTTGGTAGTTTTTTAAATACAACTTTAGCGACAGCTGCTGACTTAAGTGGTGTTAATTCTATGAGGTATGGTCTATCTGAATTAGGTAGACAAACTGGAAAAGGTTACAAAAAACTTAGGGGTACTGATAAAGAAAATATTTTATCTGAAATAAAAGAATTAGATTTTGTTACACAAGAAGGTGCTGAGATTTTTGGTAAGCAAGTTGCAGGTTGGACTGCAATTTCTTTAGCTTTTGTAGGATTTAAACCTGACGATCCTAATAGTGAGAGACAAAAAATAAAGACTGGGATGTCTTGGAATCAAATAAGAAGAGATGATGGATCAATAGCAGATGTCGCATATGACTGGCCTTACTCAACTATAAGACTTACAGGTAGAATACTTGCACATGCTCAGGGTGAGAGTAATAACCTAAAAGATTTCTCTTGGTCAGAAATACCAGAGGATCTTCTAAAAGAACTAGGAAATCAGTTAGGTGGTCAAGCTATACGTGACCTAACAGACTTTGAAAAATCATTGAGTGAGTATGGACAAGCTATTATAGAGGCTGCATCTGATTCTAGTAAGGAGGGTAAGGTATTAAATCTTACTAATAAAATACTAGGCCCTCCCTTAAGTAAGGTAGTACAAGGAGCTTCACGTCCTATAGATCCTATAAATCAATTTTATGGTATGCTAACAGACTCTAATATGTTACCAGATTTAAAACAAGGTAGTGCTAATTACAATAATAGTTTAAAGTATGTAAACCATATATTTTCTAAGTTATCTAATGTATCTGAGATGCAGAGAAAAGCTACTCCAACTAAAGGTACTGATAGATATACAGATCAAGGTAAGCAGATACTAGGTGTACGTAGTTTACCTGAAAATAGTTTATTTCAATATATGTTAAATTCTGCAGGTAAAGCTGAGTGGAGGGCTATAAGTTTTAAAGGCCCTGCTGTAATAAAAAATCATATGAATGCATTAATAGCACCTGCATTAGAAGAACAGTCTCGAAAACTTCTCGAACAAAACCCTGACTTTTTAGAAAGGAATACGGAGCAAAAAGAAGAGATAATAAAAAGAATAGTTCAAGAGGCAAAGAAAAGTGTTGATAAGACTATGAAGCTCTCTGAACTACCTAGGTCTTTACAAATGGTTAGAACCTTATCACAAAATAAAGATAAGGTTCAAAAGGTAATGGACTATTTAGAAATAGATGGTAAACTAGAAGACCTATTAGAAGAAGAAAACGGTTTTGAAATGTTAACTAAGATTGACAGCCTCGTAAAAAACTACGATCAAATATTCACAGGTTCACTTAACCTGGACTAATCATCATCATCTTCTAAGATGTGATCAGCCCAACCATAAGCTTCACGTTTAACTTCCTCAGTACGACCAGTACCCCTACCACTTGCTAGTATACCCGACAAGGCTTGACCTGTCAGGTATAGGCGAGAGGTTAGGGGTTTTTCTTTTGGCCTATTCTTTTTAGTGTAGGCCTTGGCTTCCTCTTCTAGAGGTGGTAAATTATTCTGCTCTGCTTTAGTTGGTCTGCCCATGTATCACCTTATTTATATTTTTCTGATTGTGCCTCAATCATCTTATCAAGATACCATCTTGCTTTCTTAGTATCTTCTAAGGGGTTTCCTTTATAGGATGCCCTATGATTATACTTAGTAACATTACCTTTACAGTAAGCAATGAATCCATCGAGACCTAACACCTGTCTAATGTAATCAATACATTCTATGTTACCTTGATTGTAGTGTGCAGGTTTTTCTACAGGATCGTAAGTAGGTTGGTCTTTCATTATATTAAACTCCTTCCATTTAGCCATTATGTATTTACCAACTCTGCTGATGTATAAGGTATGTGAAAGAATAGTTCACCTTTTTGTATGTACCTACCCTTAGCCTCTGCTAAACTTTCTTTAGTTAGCAACGTATCTTTAATACGCCATACTTGTTTCATGTCTTCACGGAACACATAGAAATTTAACACCCCATTTGTACCATCATACTTATCCAGTAAACGTTGCTTACGTTCTGGTATACGGATCTCAGACCAATGTGTAGGCCAATCTTCTTTCCAAGCTACTTTGACTTCAGCTTCGTTGAAATATGTGTAGCCATCTTTTTGAGAGACGACATCTACAAAATAGTTTTCTTCGGTATTAACTATAGTATGTCCTTTTGATTCCAAAAGTTTGACCAAAGTATCTTTAGCTTTCTTATCGTAAGCTTGATATAATGCTCGGCTAAAGTTCTTTCTTACTGGTTTCATTTAGGTATTCCTTTAGTTCTGTGTAGCCCCCAAGGTGAGTGCCATCTGGTTTAAATATTTGTGGTACTGTAGTGTACCCTGATTTGCGCATTAAAGTCAACAACCATTTACTACTTGCTGACTGTACGTTGTATGTTGTTACCTGACTTCCTGCAACACCTCTTAGTAATTGTAAAGAGGCATCACAGAAGTTACATTCGTTTCTAGTTATTACTATCCACATTAAACTAAGTCAACAATCTCACAACTATCACCACTACATGCTAGTGTCTGACTACCTGCTGTATTATCTTCTTGTTCATACTCAGATAACTTATCCCAATCAATACTATCAGGCATCTTATCTAAAAGAATATGATAGTCTGTAGCTAAACAGTCTTGATAAGGTGCTTGCTGATATGTGTGTTCATTGAATGGTAAGAATGATACACCTGACATCTCATCAAAATGTTTGTACACAAATGCACCTACCTCAAACCATTCGTTATTCTTTACATTAATAGTAACAGATGGTTTATGTTCACACCATGATCGTTGATAAGCTAACCACATCTCTAGCTGTTCTATAGCAGACATGTCAGCAGTAACTGTTGCACCATCTGGAGCTTTCATAGGGAAGCTAAACACAGTAGTCTGGTCAGGCTTCATCACGTCTGGCTCATTAGGTATACCTTGATCCATCATGAACTGTGTCAACGGGTCTTTGTTGTCTCCACGTACAGTGCGAATATAATAGGCTGAGTGACGAGCGTGAATGCCACTGCTAGAGTCAACCAATTGGCTGAC